GTGATCGCGGGCTCGAAGCGGGGCCAGTACTCGCTGGTGGTCCACGGCAAGGGCAACAAGGAGCGGGTGGTGCCGTTGCCGCCGATCCTGGCGAAGGAGCTGCTGCGCCGGCCGCGGGGCTTCGTGTTCCCGGGCCGCATCGACGGGCACCTCTCGGCGCGGTGGGTCGGGAAGGTCGTGGGCGGGTGGCTCGACCAGGGGTACACGATGCACTCGCTTCGACACTGGTTCTCCACGGTCACCTACGAGGAGACCAACGACCTGCTGGGCCTGGGCGAGATCCTGGGGCACGCGAGCCCGGAGACGACGCGGCGGTACGTCAGGCTCAGTGATGTCCGGGGGCGAGGCCTAGTCGCGACAGCGTCGTCGCGGCTGCTCGCCCTCCAGGTCGAGCCCGACCAGGCACCTGCCATGTCACCGACACGTCGGGGTGACATCGCCGCGACGGCCTAGGTCAGGGGCCCAATTCGGGCGTTAGGCCACAGATCGTGAGATTAGGAGTTTGTCCGCCTGTATGACGACATGAGGAAGGCCAGGGCCTTGCCCTCCGCTGGGGCAAGGCCCTGGCCCAGGGCCGAACCGATGCGAGTTCCATTCTGGAGGATCCCTTGAACGCTGCTCAGTACGCCGACCACGTCGGCGCGTCCGAGCGCACGGTGCTGCGCTGGTTGAAGGCCGGCGAGCTGCCGGCGGCGACGAAGACCCCGGACGGCCGGTGGTTCATCCCGGCCGACGCCGTCCGGCAGGTCCGCTCCTCACCCGTGTCACCTGACATGTCAGTGACACGTCAGGGTGACGTGGTGCGGGCGAACGGTGCGGCTGCGCAGCCGGCCAGCCTGGGCGAGGCCCTCGACAGGCGCACGGCGCTGCTGTCGCTGGAGGACGCCTCGACGCTGCTGGGGATCCCGGAGAGCGCGATCCGGCGGCACGCCGAGCAGCTCGGGGCGTTGCCCTGGGGGCCACGAGGCACGCTGGTGGTCCCGGCGCGCACGGTACGGAACCTCGCCGGGCTCTAGGAACGGCGCCTGCCGAACATCCAGCCGAGCAGCAGCCCGAAGATCCCGATCAGCACCCCGACGGTCATCGTCAGGCCGAGCACGAGCGTGACGGCGGCCGCGGCGGTCAGCTCCTCAGCGGACATCAGTAGATCGTGACGCTGGCGCGGACCTCGGTGACCGAGACGGGCGCGGCGGGGTTGATCTGCAGGCGTAGCCATTCGCCGTCGGCCAGGGCGCCCTGGGCGCCGATCGTGAAGTGCTCGGTGCCGTCGTCCTCGACGGCGCCGCGCATGTCGATGTCGCGGCCGGTGTGGACGTCGTCGAGCTCGTGCCCGGTCTCCACGGCGCGCAGCATCACCGCGGCGCCGACCGGCGCGCGGACCAGGGTCACGGCGGCGTTGACGATGTAGCTGCAGGGGCCGGCCACGATCCCCCGCAGGGCGCCCTGGCCGGAGTCGTTGCGGACCCGCAGGACCGTCCACTCGTCGGCGGTGATCTCCTCAGCGACCGTGCACTTGCACTCGATGCGGTCCATGAAGCCCTCCTCGAGGACGCCGGCGAGCACCACGGCTCGTAGGTCGTCCATGTTCAGCGGGTCGGGGTCGACCTTCCGGCCGAATGCGTACTCCTTGTGGGCGCATAGCCAGTCGGCCAGCACGGTCGCGTCGCGGCGGATCCCCAGGGCGTCGGCCAGGGCGACCAGGCCGCGCAGCCCGTGCTGGCGTTGCCCGGTGGTCCACTGCTCGTTGGTGGTGTGGTCGGTCTCGATGCCGATGAAGTACCGGTTGCCGTCGTCCGGCGGGGTCTGACCCCACTGGCCCTCGCCCGCGTGGTTGGCGCGGCCGGCGGCGCAGATGTGCCAGGCGCCGTCGTAGTCGAGCCACAGCTGCGACAGGGGGCCGGGCAGCCCGGGCCGGCCGTTGATGATGACGTCGGCGCCGTGGCTGGTCTCGCCCTTCGGGGAGGCGTCGTGGTGCAGCATCAGCCCGCCGGGGGTGAAGGTCCCGTCCCGGCCGCGGCTCTGCCAGCCGGGCTCCTCGACGACGGGGACACCGGCGGCGCGTAGGACGTCGGCCAGGCCGAGCAGCATCAGGCTCACGGGATCACCTTCACGATCCGCTGTACGCGCATGTAGGACAGGTTGCTACGGACGATGGAGTTGACCGGGGATTCGGGTGGTGAGATGTGGTCGCCCCACACCAGGGTCAGCCGGCCCGGCGTGGTGACGCTCAGGACCAGGTCCTCCCGGCACCGGTTGTTGAAGCTCGGGTGCACGCCGTAGCTCTGCAGCAGGATCAGCTGCGCGACGGGCCGGTGCACCATCCGCTGTGAGCTGACGTCGGTCATGGCCAGCTCGGGACCGGACACGAACCGGGACTGCAACGTGATGCCGCCGGTGACGGCCCAGGCCTGGTCGACGTCCCGGTTCGGATCGGACGCCGTCGTGTACGCGGTGATGCACCGGACCCGCCAGTCACCGGTCGGTAGGTCGATGAACATCTGGGGATCCTCGAGCGGAGGCTGGCCCAGGCCGTGGCCGTAGTCGGCGGTGGGCCGCACGTACAGGGGCAGGCCCTTGTCGAGGTGGTCGGCCATCGTCTGCAGTGAGCTCGGGATGATCGTGGCGTCGCCGGCGTTGGGGTACGGGATCCCGTACGTGGTGGTGGGCATGTCAGGCCGCCAGGATTTTCTGGATGATCAGGTGCGACAGGGCCGAGCGGGTCACGTCGACCCCGGCGGTGTTCGTGTTCTGCGCGTACCGCAGCTTGAGCGTGCCGCTGCCGGTGGTCGAGACCATCAGCTCCTCGCGCACGTACGTCGTGCCGGAGGAGAAGATCCCGAACCCCTGGCTGCTGGTGAACGACGCGATGGGCCGGTTCACCATCAGCGTCGAGGCGGTGTTCGCGGTCGCGGTCTCGGGGCCGGCGGCGAAGCGGGACTGCAGCGTGACCCCGGTGGCGTCCCAGGTCTGCGCGACGTCGACCGCGGCGTTGGGGCACGAGTACCCGGTGGTGCACTCCACCGAGTAGACCCCGGCGGCCGGCAGGACGATCTGCATCTGGGGGTCGATGTGCGGGGTGCTGGTGTTGTGGGTGTCCGCCGCGGTCGGGCGGACGTAGACGGCGATGAAGGCGTCGAGCTGTTCGGCCAGGCGTTGCAGGTCGGCGGGGACGTCGGGGACGTCGAACGGCGCCGGGTACACCAGGCCGTGCAGGGTGGTCGGCATGGTCAGCCTCCGATCGTGATGCCGGCGACGTTCTCCGGTAGGCGGGTCGTGATGGTCATGGAGCCGGCGTCGAGGTCGTACGTCACGGCGCTCACGAGCAGCCGTTCCTGGTCGCCGAGCGGGAGCTGGACGGTGACGGTGTCGGTCGGGCGCAGCCAGTACGCCGAGACCGCGGACAGGCTCAGGGACCGGCCCAACGTGAGCCGCTTCGCGAGCAGGTCGCGCGCCATCCGGTTCAGCGCGGACTGCGGCGCGTAGGTCCGGATCCGGCGCTCGAGCTTCGCGACCACGGCGCCGACGTTGCCGACCGAGTACGGCCCGGAGCTCAGCCACGCCCTGCCCCACAGCGGGTCCTGGTCCTCCCAGGCGCCGGCGATCTTCTTGGCCCAGGCGACCTCGACGAGGACGGCGTTGGCCCAGTCCTCGCCCCGCTCCAGGGTCGTCGAGCTAGTAATAACCGTGCCGTTCTCGCCGACCTTCAGCTGGTGCGCGGCCTGCCCGGCGGCGGTGACGGGCTTCGTCGGCATGTGCCAGACCCCGTTGCCGTCGGCGTACAGCCAGGCTCCGACCAGGGCGGCGATGTCGGCGGCGACCTCCAGCGGCCGCGCGCCCTGCACGGGCAGCTGCGCGCCGTAGGCGTCGGCGCCGTCCCCGGACCAGCCGGCCTCGGGTGAGGCGTTGACGTAGTCCCAGCCGCCCGCATCAGGCACGGCGCCGACGGCCTTCAGGCATTCGTTCACCGCGGCGCGGGCCTCGGTCGCGGAGTTCCACGCCGTCTTGGTGGCGATGGTGACCAGCCCGGTCAGCTCGTACGAGCGCCCGGCTAGGTACTCCTCGCCCTCGATGTCGAGGTCGAGGGTGTCGTCGGGGCGCACGGTCGAGCGGGACACGAGCCAGCAGCGGGCCAGCAGGTGCACGTCGGTGGTGCCGTCCGGCAGCCGGTACCCGGCGTGGATCTCCACGCGGACCTTCGCCCGGGGGTCGAGCCGGTCCAGGGTGGTCTGGTCGTCGGCGACCCGGGCGGTCAGGGTGCCCTGGACGTGCGGCCACCAGGACTCGTCGAACGTGATGGTGCAACGTTCCACCGTCAGCGGGATCGGCGCGGCCGCGGCGTCGTAGGCCAGCACGGCGTACTGCTGCGGCAGGGGGCCGCGGATCAGGGTCTCGATCAGCGGCGAGTACGCGCCGGTCACGGTCCCACGACCAGGTCGCCGTAGGTCGGGAACGGCCCTTGCAGCGCGGCGTACGTGCCGTACGGGACGAGGTCCTCGTACGTCCAGCCGGCGGTCGGGGCGAGGTTCCCGCTCGGGCGGGCGACCCGGTCGAACTGGACGGCCACGGTCCAGCGGCGCTCGGTGCGGCCGGTGGTCGTGCTGATCCGGGTGGTGTCGCCGTGGGTGAGGTCGGTGCCGGCCACGGTGAAGTACATGTCCAGGCTCAGCGGGTCGGAGTGGCGCAGCATGAACACCTCGCCGTGGGCCAGGACGGCGACCAGGTCCTGGGCGGCGTCCAGGCTGGGGCACGAGAACTCCATCGTGCCGCTGGCGAAGTTCAGGCCGCGCAGCACCGGGATCGGGTCCGGCCGGCCCACGACACGGTGCATCGATGTGCCGGTCTCGCGGCGCTCGGTGTGCGTCGTGACGTAGGTCTGCTCGGCGGTGAGGCCGCCGGCCAGGATCAAGCTCAGGGACGGGTGCAGCGGGCACGTCAGGTACAGCCGGGCGGCCTGGGTGATGGCCGGGGTGACCGTGACGGTGGCCACGATCGCGGTGCCCGCGTACACGGCGTACGTGATCGGGGTCGTGTCGGCGATGAACGAGTACTCGTAGTCGAAGACGTCGAAGGAGACCGCGGCGTTGGGGAACTTGCCGTTCTCGACCCGCACGGCGGCGGTGCCGTTGATGTCGGTGCGGATGACGCCGGTGATCGTGGCGGACGGGGCGGGGTTGTCGATGTGCAGCCGGATCCGCTGCAGGGTCCTGGAGCCGATGGTTGCGGTGACGGCCATGTCAGTCCCTGCTCTCGCCGCGGCGGACGCCGGAGTGTTCGCCCGGGGTGTCCACGACGGCCTTCACCCTGACCGTGCGGGACTGGGACAGCCAGTCGCTCATCTGCTGGTTGGCGAGGGCGAAGTCCGGGTCCACGGTGACCGTGGTGGATCGGTCCTTGGCTGCGGCGTCGACCCGATCGCTGGTCCGCTTCGCGGTGCCCTTGTCGTCCACGGTGACCTTGGTGTCCTTGGCCGGGGGGATCCCGCCCAGGGTCTTGATGTAGTGGCGGGCCTTGGTCTCGGTGATCCCGAACGCCTTCGCGACCTGCTTGACGAGGACGTTTTCCTGGGTGCGCATCTTGCGGGTCGCGACGTCAGAGTCGGTGCCGGTGTCGACCAGGGCGTCGCCGTAGTCCTGAATGCCCTTCATCGCGTTCTGGACGGCGCGCAGGTTGTCCCGCCCGGCCGCGGTGCTCTTGGAGAGGGAGTCGCCGTTCTTGTCCTGGGCCTCGCTGACGGCGTCCAGGGCGTCGCGCATGTCGAGCTCGTTGCCGACGGCGCCGGCCTTCAGGCCGGCCGCGATCCGCTGCTGCTCGTTGTTGCCGATCAGCGCGGCGGTGTTGCCCTCGACGGCGCCGGTGTTGTCGTCGGTCGCCTCGGACGTCTCGGGCATCAGCTGGTTGAGCAGGTCCTGCTTGGCGCGGGCGTCGCTGTAGGCGTTGCCCTGCTCGGACAGCGCCGCGCGCAGGGTGTCGATGGCGATGATCTGGTTGCGGATGTGGCCCTGCTGGGCCAGTGACGCGGTCGGGTCCTGCAGCGCTGATCCGAGGAAGCCGAGCTGCTGGGTGAGCAGGATCTGCGCCTGGGTCAGTTCGCCGGCGTCGCCGGTCAGACCGGCGAAGTACGTCTGCAGCTGGCCGACGGTCAGCCCGGTCTGGTCCAGCATCTGCTGGAAGTCCTCGACGTTGTCGACGTCGAAGGCCTCTTTCAGCTGCTCGGCATCGCTGATGATCCCGGCCAGGGTGTCCATCTTGAACTCGGGGGAGATCGTGCCGCCGCTCTCGCGCAGCTCCTCGAAGATCGACAGGACCCGCTCTCGGAAGGCCTCTGCGGCTTCCTGCGACTTGGAGAACATGTTGCGGGCGAGGCCGATCCCAACACCGATGACGGCGGCGCCGATCATCCCGGCCGGGCCGAGCGCGGTGACCAGGCCTCCGACGGTGCCCTGCACGGCATCGACCCCGGAGGAGACCGACCCGTCGAACGAGGCGAGGGTCTCGCCGACGTTCTGCTTGGCCTCGCTGGAGAACTCGCGCAGGGTCGCGGATCCCTTGTCGCCGACGTCGTCGACCTCGGCGCGGACCTTCCGGCTGCTGGTGCGCCCGGCGGCCTCGACCTCCCGGAACGCCGTCTTGAAGCTCTTGGAAATCTTCTCGGCTGAGGCGTCGGCGGTCTTCGCGGCGTCCTTCAGGTCGCCGCCGACCTTGGCGTCTACGTCGGAGCCGGCGGTGCTGATGTCGTCGAGGGCGTCGGCGACGTCGTCGAGGGACTCCTCGAGGTCGCGGGTGCCGCGCAGGAAGCCGTCGACGTCCGCGATGAACGGGATCTTGATGGCCACCCCGGGTCACCGGCTCTCGTCGGCGGCGTCGCAGTAGGTCTTGACGATCAGCTGCGCCCAGAGCCTGGGCACCCGGTGCTGCATGTCGGCGAGGGTGTTGAACACCGGGCCGCGCCGGCGGCGGGCCGGCAGTTGGTGGGTGGTGTGCCGCTTGCCCTTCATCCGGTTCTGGTCGGCGCCCAGCTCGACCGCGGCCCAGGTGGTGTCGGGGACCAGGCCGCCGCGCAGCGCCCGCGTGCTGGAAGCGGCGATGAACTCGGGCGGGTTGCCGGCCTTGATGCGGGCGCCGGGGACCAGGACGCGGCGCTCGAGCGGGGTCCGGACCCGCCCGGCGATCCCGGAGCGCCAGGGCTGGTTGAACGTGGTGCGGGTCGCGGCGTTGATGTCCTTGCGCAGGCCTCGGTCGGCCGCCTTGAACGCGAGCACGGCGGCCTGCAGCGCCCGGTCGTCGCCGACCTTCACGACCATGACGTGTCAGGCCTTGGCAGCCTTGGCGCCCTTGGCGTCGGCGGCCGCCAGCACGGGGTACGTGGGGACCGGGCGGCCCTGCACGCCGAGCGTCACCGACCCGACGCTGAAGGCGTCCACGGTCCCGCCGATCGACCCCGAGGACATGATCAGGTCCGCGGCCCATTCCGCCTGGGGGCTGTTCACGTCGGGCTTGAACGTCGCCGACTTGACCTGACCTTCGTTGGCGAACAGGTAGCTGGACAGGGTGTTGATGGTCGACCAGTCCTGGGCGTAGGCCAGAGTGCAGGCCCAGGTCGGCGCGGACTGGTCGGTGAACACGGCGTTCGGGGACAGGCCCCTCCAGGTCTGCAGCTGCGTAGTCGGCACGAACTCGACCTGCGAGACGTGCATCTCGAAGTTGTCGGTGCCGATGAGTAGCGTCACGTCCTTGAGCACGAACGGCTTCACGGGTACGACGGTCATGGCTGAGCTCCTTCTGGCTTCTGCATGGTGATGACCACGGCGATGCGGTGGGCGTTGAACTTCTCGTCGAGCACGACCCGCTCCGACGTCGTCCAGCGCAGGGGCTGCGCGGCGTCGACCGCGTCGAGGACGTCGTCGACGGCGTCCTCCAGGGCGAGGTCGGCCGCGCCGGGGTCCTGCAGCGGCGACAGCACGAACACGTCGAGGGTCCAGTCCCGGCACTGCGGCGGCAGCGCCGCGTTGTGCTCGACCCGGGCGACGGTCACGGCGAGGGTGACGTCGGTGACGTTGTCCGGTAGCCGGCCCAGGACCGGCCAGCCCAGCGGCGTCAGGACGGCGCCGACCTCGGTGAGCGCGGACACCCGGGCTCACCCGACCCGGGGTACGGCCGGGCGGGGCCGCAGCAGTTGCTTCACCTGGGTCGACAACGGCCGTACGCGGATCGCGTAGTCGCCGTTGAAGCCGATGACCTCGCCGTCCCCCGACCTGGTCGCGGCGTAGTTGTCGCGGGCCTGGGCCAGCTGGCCCTGCCGGTACCGCTCAGGTACGACCGCTGCGTCTGGCAATGCGGGCGCGTACACGACCACCTGCTCGTAGGCGGACTGCAGAAACGCCGCGACGTCCTCGGGCGACAGCGTCACGGAGTCCGGCCACAGTCCCTCGATGCCTTCGGTGTCGACCCATCCGACCAGCGTCACCGCTCCACCTCCGCCCTGTCATGTCGGCCTGCCGTGTCACCTGACGTGTCAGTGACACGTCACCCCTTCTTGCGGCCCTCGTCGGCGTCGGCCTGGTCGTCCTGGGCGAAGGGGATGACCGGCGCGGTGGTGACCAGGGCCAGGCCGCGGGCGTCGTGGACGATCGTGCCGTCGTAGCCGAAGACGGCCTCGTCGACGGAGCCCACGGCGATGGCCTGGGCGTTGACACGGAGCGGGGAGCCGGGCAGTTCGTAGTGGGTGGACGCGGCCTTGATCCCGGCCATGAGCTGGCCGGCCGGGATGTTGGGGTGGGGCACGATCCGGAACCCGGCGAAGGCGCCTTCGGTCAGGCCCAGCGACTGGGTCAGGAAGGACAGGGCGTCGTCCTGGGTGGTGAAGGCCATGTCCCGCCACAGGTCCTTCGCGACCACGGCGAAGGACGGCGTGCCGTAGTCGACCAGCGCGAGGGCGGCGTCGACCAGCGCCGCCCACCCGGGGGCCTGCCCGGAGGGGACGCCGCCGGGGGTGACCGGGGCGGCCTCGGCGAGCAGCACGGCAAGGCAGTCCTCATCCGTCTCCTGGGCGTAGGACAGGTTCAGCATCCGCAGGTACGACGCGAGAACGCCGGCGTCGGGGAAGTCGAAGATGGCCCGGTCGAGCCGGTTGCCGCCGGCCCAGCGCTGCGCGGCCTCGTTCACGGGCGCCAGTGAAACCGGCGTGGAGTTGATCTCGGCGATCGCGCCGGGGTACTTGGCCACGGTGGGCTTCTCGACCCACCGGAAGCCCTCCAGCCGCAGCGACGTGAGTGGGGCGCTGGTGATCAGGGGAATGATCCGGCGGGTGTACTCGGCGGGGGACCACACCTCGCCCAGCCACTGGGGCTGGCTGGCGGCATCGACGTCGGCCGAGGTGACCGAGGTGGTCGCGTCACCGAACGCGGCGAACAACGTGTTCGCGGACTCCAGGCGGGCGAGGTCGGAGTGGTCGCCAGCCTTCAGCCGCACGATCGCGTGCATCGCCTGCATGAAGGTCAGCGGCTTGTCCGGCTGGCGCTTGCGGCTGGCTGCCAGCCGGGGAGCCGTCGCGACCGGCGCGGCGGTCTGGCCCTGGTCGTCGGGCTCCATGTCTTCCTCCGGTGTGTCAGTGGTGTCGGGGTCGTCTTCGTCGTCGTCGCTGGTCAGTGGGGGTGACACGGCGGGCGTGTCACCTGACGTGTCAGGCTGGTTGTCGGGTGATGTCGTGCCGTCGTCGGGTGCGTCCGGAAGCTCGGACGCGACCAGCCGCGCGGATGCGAACGCGGGGTCGACGACGGCGCCGCCGCCGGAGACGCGGCCTCCGACCAGGCGCCCGGCCCGCACCACGGGGCCGTCGACCTCGACGGAGACGCCGGTGCGAACGCCTTCGGCGGCCTCCACCAACAGGTCGTCACCGGCGGTCGTAGCCAGAATGCGAACGGCGACATCCAGGCCGGCGGGTGACTCGGCGAGCTCGACCCCGATGCCCAGCGGCCGGTGCTTCTCGTGCTGGAGGTTCAGCACGAAGTCCTCGGCGGCGCACAGCTGCAGGCAGCCGGGGCCGGCGGTGACCTTCCCGACGTTGGTGTAGCCGGGCTCCCCGAACGGCAGCAGCCGGTACCGCAGGATCCTCGAGGCCTGGTCGGCGGCGAGCAGGGTGCCGTGGAGTCTCATGGTCAGTCCTCGGTCTGAGAGCCGGTGGCCGCGGCGAAGCGGCTGGTGTCGAACGCGATGCGGGTGGTCGTCGGGGTGATGTCGTCCTCGGACAGCCGGGCCGTGACCGCGGTGTGCCACGGGATCAGCGCCTCGGACAGGGCGGTGGTCTCGGTGGCCTGGGTCTTGTACGTGAGCGTGGACGTCGCAAGCGAGGCGTTCGTGGTCGAGACCGGTAGGCCCATGTGTGAGGCGATGTCGACGGCCAGCTGGTTGCGGGCGGCGATCATCAGGTCGGACATCGACTGGCCGTGGATGATCGCCGTGACGTTGGACGGGGTGAACGCCACGGCGCCGTGCTTCGCGCGCCGCGCTATCGACCAGTTGTCGAGCAGTTCGTCGATCTCGGACTGCTCGAGGGTGTCGTCGGTGGTCTGGTGCAGCTCGACCAGCGGGGCGGGGGAGGCGACCCGCCCGGCCCACGTGGACTCCAGGTCGATCCCGGCGATGATCGTGCGGCGGCCGCGGGTCAGGACCCCGCCGGGGATCGGGCCGCTGAACAGGCAGACCTGATTGGCGGGCTCGACGGTGTCGGCGTTGACGAGGATCTGTCCGTCCGGGTCGATCTCCCACTCGTCGCGCTCGACGTAGCGGGCATCCAGGATCGCGTCGCGGGCGCCGCGGTAGATCCACCACAGCGCCCCGCCGTCGAAGATCAGGTCATCGAGAGTGGCTTGCATCCGCAGCCACGGCGATCCGAACGCGGATCGGTTCAGCCAGGCCGGCTGCGGCTCGATGCGGTCCTCGCCGCGGAAGGCCTCCAGGGCGAGGGTCGCGATCGCCTGGATCGCGTCGCGGCCCTTGGCCACCGGCGGCAGGGACAGGGCCTCGTCGCGGCCGCAGAGCGGGATGCCGCCGGGGAACAGCGCCGAGACCGAGAGGGTCTGCGTCGGCATGAACGGGCCGATGGGTGAGGCGACCTGGGGGTAGCGGGTCGGGTCGTGCGGGGTGACGTTCGAGGCCTCCAGCACGGCGGCCGCCGCCATGGCGTCACGAGCTCGGGTGAAGATCCCCACCCGCGCAGATTGCGCACACCCGAACGATCTTGGCTATAGCCGTGCTGAGCAGCGACGTTCCTCCCGGCCTACGTGCGGACCTGGATGCGGGTCTCGACCTTCGCCGGCAGCCGGTCGAACGCGGCCAGGGCCACGGTCCCGGCGATCAGCGGCGCGATCGCGGGGCCGCCGGCCTCGCGGTTCCAGACCCATCCGCCGTCGCGCATGTACCGCTTGGCGGCCGCGCCGATCGCGGTGGCCAGGTCGGGCTGGTCGACGTGCAGGACGCGGCCGCCGTGCAGCTCGTCGAAGACCGGCGGGCAGGCGGCGATCATCTGCCGGGTGTTCAGCGGGTCCAGCCGCGGCCGCGGCCTGATCCGGGTCAGGGCCTCGGCAACCTGCAGGTTCTGCCCGATCGCGTCGTAGGAGATCGGCAGGTGCCGGCGGCGCGCGAGGTCACCGAGGAAGATCGGCAGCCACCCGGCGCCTGAGCGCAGGCCGAGCAGCTCCCACCAGGCGCGGCCGTCGCCGTCGCGCCAGGCGCCCATCACAGCCCCGTAGCTGCCGTCCAGGGCGACCTCGAAGGCCAGGCCGATCCGTTCTGGTCTGGACGGCGCCTCGGGGCGGCAGGCGGCCGCCCAGCCCCCGGCAGACAGCAGCCTGGTCGCGGCCGGGTCCTGCCACAGGCACAGGTACTCCTGCCCGAACAGCAGCCGGCCCAGCTTGCGCCGGCGCTCGCGCATCCGCTCGATGGTCGTCAGCGTGCCGATGCCGGGGTGCACCCGGTGCCAGACGGCCTCGTCGTCCGGGTCGTCGTCCTCGCGGGCGGCGTACTCGACGATGCCGATGTCGCCCTCGTGGCCGCGCTGCAGGGCGTCCCACAGCATCCCGGCCTTCGCGCTCGGGGTGCCGGAGACGATCAGCTGCGGGTACGGGCTGGTGTCCAGGGTCGGGTCGATGCCGGCCTGGAGGTCCAGGACCACGGCCTCGTCCTCGAACTCCTGGGCCTCGTCGACCCACACACAATCAGCACCCTCCGAACGAAACTTGTCGCCCTTCGGCGCGACGACGTCCCACCGGGCACCGGTGGGTGCGTACTCCAGGCACTCACGCCCCGCCGCCTTCCACAGCGGCCACGTGTCCGGGTCCGCCTTGTGCAGCGGGATCGCCACGTCGAAGAACCGGGCTCGAGCCTTCAGGCCGGTCTGGGCGGTCGAGATGATTCCGTACCCCGGAATAGCCTTCATCCGCCCGACCAGCGTCGCCTGTATCGAGCTGGTCTTGCTGCAGCGGCGCGGCGCCACGATCACGACCTCGGCATAGTCGAGGATCCCGATTCCGTCACTCGCCGTAACCGAACTCGATCCGATGACGTCGGAGAACGCGAAGGCCTGGGGCAGCACTCTCTGATGCAGCGCCTCGACACCCGATATCAGCAGGTCACGGGCGGTATCGCGCCCCTCTACCGGACTGCTGTGGAGCGGCTCAGCACCCATCGATCACCGCCGGGGAGAAAAAGTGGGCTGTAGAGGCCGGTGTTCAGACGTTTCTCCTCAAAGAACGGCTTCACTCTACGTCACGAATGTCACGGAATGTTCAGAGTCCCGCGTCCGTGCCGTCGACCATCGGACCTGACGCGCTGGCCGGGCCGAGCGGCGGCGCCGGCGGATCCTGGATACCCGTGGTCGGCTGCTCGCCCCGCTCCTGGATGGTCATGTGCTGGACGATGTCGAGGCGGTCGGCCGGGTCGACGCCGGTGATCGGGTGCTCGTACTCCACGACCACGACGTGCGGCTCGATGGTGATCCGCGCGACCTTGGCCGGGTCGTGGCCCAGCCGCTTGCACAACTCCATGATCTCGCTCTGGGTGATGGTCACCAGGGACGTCTTGCTCACCACGGTCTGATCCCTCGCTCGGCGGCGGACTGGACGACGACGGCGGCCACGGACAGGGACTGGCCGTGCCGGCGGTTGCAGCTACGGTGCGAGACGGCCTGGTTGTCCAGGCCGAGCGCACCACCCTTGATCAGCGGTACCACGTGGTCCACGTCCCAGGCGCCCTCGAGCTGGACACCGGCACCGCACCGGCAGCACGGCAGCTCACCGGCGGCCGCCAGCTGCAGCGCCCAGTACCGCCGCGCCCTCGCCGCGACACCCGCGCTCCAGCCCCGTTCAGCGTGGCTCACTGAACTGTTTGCTTCGCTCGATCTGCTGCTCGAAGTGCCGGGCGAGGTCGAGCAGCTGCGCTCGGATCAGGCCCAGGGCCGCGGCGTACTGCTCAGGCGTCGCTGTGGCGTCGATGAGCAGCGGGTGGGCGACCATCAGCCCGCGCCCGTTCTCCAGGATCACGAGGCTGAGCAGGGGCGGCGGGTCGTCGATGAGGCGCTCGAGGTCGTGAAGGTGGGCCTCCACTCGCTTGCGGTCCATCGCTGGCGAGGTCATGACCCGTCCCCTGATGCCCGCTTCCGGGTCTCGTACTCGGCCCTGAACGTGGGGGGTGGAACGGGCTGTTCAGCGGGCGTATCCCCAAGTTCTTTCCCGGGGTCTTGTGAGCGAAGCGAACTTAGACCTTTGGAAACCGAAGGTTTGTGCGGCGGCTGGCCGTGCATCGGTTCGCCGTGCATCGGTTCGCCGTGCATCGGTTCGCCGTGCATCGGTTCGCCGGGGCTCGGTAGGTCACGCACGGCGCCACCTGGACGTTTGGCCTCGCGGGTCGTCTCCTTGACGTATTTACGCAGGTCGCGCCGTGCGTGGAATTCCAACGCACGGTCATCGTCGAGGCTCTCGAGTTTCTGACGCAGCCAGGCCTGGGCGACGTCGTGCGGGATCGACTCCTCGGCCGTGATGGTGAAGGTCACCACGGCGCTCCGATCGCCCGGCAGGTTCTTGGTGATCTGATGCCTGTAGCCAGCCTCGCCAAGCTGTTTCAGGGCCTTGAGGACTGCCTGTTGGC